TGGCAGTGGCAGTGGTGCAGCATCGACCGGTGGTGCAGCTCGTAACGGTGGGGTCGGCGACATTTTGTCTACAGCACCAACAATGCCAACATTGACTGCACCGTTGCCTAGTGTCGGTGGCGGTGGTGGTGGTGGTGGCGGTAGTGCTGGCCCGTCATACGCGCCCATTAACGGCCCAATCGGTTATGTCGGTGGCATTCAAGACCGCATGGCAAACCGACCAGACGTGACCATTAACGTCACTGGCGGTATTTCAACCAGCGCACAAATCGGTCAATCTGTAGTTGACGCGCTCACACAATACACACAAGTTTACGGGCCACTTAATCTGGCAATCAGATAAATGGCTGCAACAACACTTGTCACGGGCGGCACCTATTTGCTGGAATTGTCTACGGGTTACGACTCGTCAGCGTTCTACCTAGACGACTCAACATTGGACGGCACAGCTGTACTTGACGGCGACGGCACCGATTATGTGGACATCACGCCAGTCGTACAAAACATTGGTATTAGTCGAGGACGCCACAAACCGTTAGACGTGTTCGGCCCCGGCACAATGTCTGTCAGTATCAGCGTGCCCAACACCAACCGTGCCTACGACCCGTTAAACACATCTAGCGCGTATTACAACCAATTGACCGAACAGCCCGGTTTGGCACCGTTGCGTCAAATCCGTTTGAGCCGTAATGGCGAATACTTATTCACTGGTCGAGTGACAACCTATAACCAGCAATACAACATGGGCGGTTTGACCAGTTACCAGATATTTGCTGCCGACGACATTTATGTGCTGTCACAAGGCAGTTTGCCGGCTACGGCTACCAGCGCAGAAACCTCATCAGCGCGCATTACAGCCGTTTTAAGCGCCGCAGCGTACACAGGCACCACATCCCTTACAGCCAGCCCTGTAACGACGCTAGGGGCTTACACAATCGCTAGCGGCACCAACGTAAACGCCTATCTAAACCGCATCCAACAGGCCGAACAGGGCCGTATTTTTTGTAGTCGCACAAACGTGCTTACAGCCCAACCGCGTATCGGCACCACGTTGGCAGCACCAACTGTCATTTTTAACGACACAAATACGGCTACGCCGTACGACAACATTGTGGTGGAATTTGACCAGCAATCGGTTATTAACAACAGCAACATCACTATTGAGTCTGGCGGTACTTTGCAAAACGCCAGCGACGCGTCATCTATTAGCCAGTATTTTACGCAAACCGAAGCGATTACAGACAGTTTGTTATCCAGCGACGCGCAAGCTGCCACACTGGCCAGTTACTTGCTTTACCCGATACCTAAACCCCGGTTTACCAACGTGTCAACCACGTTTGCCAGTTTGACTGATGCTCAAAAAAACACTTTGGCGCCCATCGAAATTGGGCAAACAGTCACCATTACCAAATCGTTTACCAGCGGTACGCCAACAGCCGTAACACAGGATTTAAGCGTCGAAGGCATTGACCACGTAATTGACATGAACACCGGACACCGCATGAGCTTGTGGACATCACCAACGCTCATTTTGTCAGACTTGATTTTGGACAACATCACATTTGGCATCATCGACTCAACCAATGCGTTAGGATAATCTACAACTATGACTACGCCGTTCCCATTTGTAGCTAACACGGTGCTTACCGCATCACAATTAAACGCAATTACTACGTTGCCTATTTCGGCTAAGACCGCCAACTACACGCTTGCGGTTGGTGATGTCGGCTATCGAGTCCAAATGACTTCTGCATCAAGTACGACGATCACAGTAAACACAGGCATTTTTGCAGCTGGTGACACTATTTGGATACAAAACATGGGCGCAGGTACTTGCACAATTACAAGCGGCACTTGCACAGTCTCTACCGCATCATCTTTAGCATTGGCACAATATGGGGGTGGCACGCTTGTTTTCCAAAGTGCTAGTGCTGCAACTTTTTTTAGCCAACAGGCCTCGACTTATGGCGTGGCTACAGGTGGCACATCATCAAGCATTACTGTTAGCGGCGTAAATTACACGCTGTTAAGTTTTACAAGTGACAACACGCTGGTTGTGTCTAAAGCTGGTTTGTTTGATTGCCTAATTATTGGTGGCGGCGGCGGTGGTGGTGCAGGCGGTGGCGGCGGCGCCGGTGGCGTTTATCAAGGGACAGTTTATTTAGCGGCTGCATCGCATACGGTAAAAGTTGGCGCAGGCGGCGCAGGAACGGTAAACGGAATAACAAGTTATGTCGGTACAGCAGCGTTTGGTATTGGTGGTGGCTTTGGTACAAGCTCTCCAGTTGGTGCAATAACTTTGGGTTACGGTGGTTCGGGTGGCGGTGCAGGCAACTCTGGCGGCCCTGGTCTAGGCGTAACGGGTCAGGGCAATACAGGCGGCACTCTTTCTTCTGGTGCAACTAACTCAGGTGGCGGCGGCGGTCAATCCGCTGTTGGTGGCAACGGTTCAGGTACTACAGGCGGTTCGGGCGGTGCGGGTTTATCGCTGAGTACCTTTACAGGTGGCACGAACACAACAAATGTCGCAGGCGGTGGTGGTGGCGGTGGAAGCGTGACAGGCGGTACAGCATCGTATGGCGGCGGCCAAGGTTCAGGAAACACAAGTACACCGGGGGCAGGAACAGCAAACACGGGGGCCGGCGGCGGCGGACAATTTAACACAGCAAACGCAGCAGCAGGCGGCAGCGGACTAGTACTAGTGAGGTTCAAGTGAATCACCAATATTTCGCACAACTTGACGAAAACAACATTGTGATTGATGTTGCAGTAGTAACCCATGTATTTATGCAAGAAAATCCTGACCGTTACCCCGGCACATGGGTTGAAACATTTTTTGATGTACCAAACAAAACTTATGCTGGAATAGGTTTTACATACGATGAAACAACAAAAGATTTTACAGCGCCTTTGCCTATTGAGCATTAGTGTCATGCCTGCATTTGTCCTGACCGCTTGCGAAACAACACGCGTTAACGCACCACATAAAACACGCAACAGTGTGTTGACGCGTTGCTCGACTATCACTCAATGCGAAAGGGTCAGCAATGGTTAAAGACCGTAGCGAAATTGACTATTTACATGCACGCATGATTGTGTTTGTCGCGTGCACAATTGCAATAACTTTTGCTGTGACCGTCATTGGTTTTGTTTACTTTTTAGGGTTTGTTGACCAACCAGTAGAACAATCACCAAATGACGCAGCATTTATAGATTTACTTAAAACGCTTTCAATTTTTATGACCGGCACATTGTCTGGTCTAGTTGCCGCTAACGGCCTTAAACGAAAACCTGATGATGGCAGTACTACCAGCCAACCCTAAAGTCATCGGGTCTAAGCCGTACACAGGCAACAGTGACGGCGCAGCTGCAGGCCCACGTGCCGGCATGGATGAGTGGATTAGACAAGCCGTTAAGCATGGTGCAGGCGCGTTTTGGAATAACGGCAGCTGGGGCGTACGCGACATGCGCGGTACGCCTGGTTCATTATCTGTGCATGCCACTGGTCGAGCAGTTGACTTGTCTTACAGGCCGTCAGAAAAACACCCAGACGCAAACCGTAAAGGCACTATTGCATTTATTAACATTGTGTTAGCCAACGCAAACGAATTAGGTGTTGAATGTGTGCTCGACTATTTTCCTAAAGCATTTGGACGTGGTTGGCGTTGTGACCGTCAAGCGTGGAAGTCGTACAGCAAGCCAGAAATACACGGTGCGCCGGGTGGCGATTGGCTGCACGTGGAGATAAACCCACAGATGGCAGACCAGCCAAACCTTGTAAAACAAGCGTTTCAGAGAGTATTCACCGAATTGCCACAGTGATGCTCTATGGTCGTTGTACCGACGATTGGAGATGCAAATGGCAGACGCCAAAACTTATGTGTACGAGGTTTACACCACACATTTAGACACCGAACAGATGGTGCTCGTACAGATATTTCGTGACCCTGAAACAGACAAAGTGCTACACGCGCAAATTGCGTTTAAAAATGCGATTGGCGACAGCTGGGGCACCCCATACCAATTGGAGAAAAAATGACGTTTTTAAGCATCAAAATAGGCGCATGGTTCATTACTGGCTTAGCGGCGTTTACGTTGCTCTGGGATGCTAGTAAGCCATCTGAGAGCCATATACCGATAACGGGGCAGATAACCACAGTGCTAAACAGTGTTGTGCCACCAACTATTGCACCAACCACCACGCTGCCATATAAAGGTTGCATGGAATATCTAAACGATGCCATTGTGGCTGGCTGGCCAATTACCGAGTCACCAATGATTTTGCGTGTAATGCAACGCGAAAGCCGATGCGAACCAACAGCCCTAAACGCAGCTGACAGCAACAACGGCAGTCGAGGACTATTTCAAATAAACGGCGTGCACCAAACTTGGCTAATTAAAGACGGATACATAAAAAAACTTGATGATTTATATAACCCAGATGTCAATATCCGTGCCGCGTTACACCTATGGCGTATAGTTGGCTGGTCGGCATGGGCGCTGCCCAACCCATGACCGACATACCATTTCCCGAACCCGG